GCCTCTACCTGCCGCTCTACAAGCGCCTGAAGGAAGGTGAGAAGCCATGAGGCAAACGGTCCCCGAGGTTTTCTTTGTTGCCGAGACGCAGTTCTTGCCAGCCGCTCTCAAGCGATACTTGACGAGCATTGGTGCCGACACCTATCGACTTGATTCGGAAGCATCGGGTGCTGAGCTACTTATCGAGGTTGCTGGTCGTTTGTGTTACCGGTCTTGGAAGCCTGGTTTGAATGCCAACGTCAAGAAGGTTCGTGAGGGAAACCATACCTATCTCGGCAATGTAGTCAAGCAGAAGCACGGTTCAGTATTCGAGCATTGTTCGGTCTCCTTCATTTTCCATAACGTCTCGCGTGTCTTCACGCATGAGCTGGTCCGGCATCGCGCTGGTGTCGGTATCAGTCAGGAGTCCCTTCGTTACGTCAGACTGACCGACATCGGTTTTCGGACTCCCCCGTGCTTCGAGTTGGATCTCGACGAAGACCGTCGTGCTCGCTTCAAGGAACGCGAGGCAGAATTGCTGGAGTGGGTTGAATCATTTCAGCGTTGGATTGCCGAAGCCTACGCTCTTGATAGCGCTGATGATTTCGAATTCAAGAAGCAGGTCACGTCTGCAATGCGCCGCTATGCGCTGCTCGGTCTGTCGACTGGCATTCTCTGGACAGCCAACATGCGGGCGCTGCGCCATATCCTGGAGCTGCGAACGGCTTTGGGAGCAGAGGAGGAGATTCGTCTGGTCTTCGACAAGGTCGGTTATTTGCTAAGCACCAGATACCCCGCGATCTTCCAGGACTTCAGGAGAACCAGCGACGGGGAGTGGAAGCCAGAGCACAGCAAAATCTAAATGCCGCTCGACTGCTTCGGTGGAAACCACGTTTTCGCAGTTGAAACCCCATTGCCGGGCATGACTTGCATGTGCGGCGAGATACGGGAGGGACCTCCATGGCTGACCGGATTGACCACCCAGCGCACTACAACCGAGGTCGTATCGAAGTCATCGACTTCGTTGAGGACCAGGATCTCGGGTTCAACCTGGGCAACGCTATCAAGTACATTGCGCGAGCTGGCTTCCATCCTGACGAGGACCGTTTGCGAACTTTGGAGAAGGCGAAGTGGTACGTCCAGAGAGAGATCCAGCTCATCAAGTTCCCAGGTCTGACGTCGAAGCAAGCGCAGGCAGAAGAGCGTAAGGACAACGGCAACAGTTTCAATCAGCATCTCGAACTGCTCAAGGAAGCTTATTTCAGCATGGTGCATACCGGTAATCATCCCACCGGAGCCGATGCGCTTGTGCCAGAGGTCTGCGTCCGTTGCAAGCTGGCAGTCGCACTGCAAGGACACTTGAGCGCGTCTCGGCCGGTATGAAGATCGACTACTACTACCGGAACATATTCGTACCCGCGAACGTCGCAGTTAGCGCCATTCGTCGCGCGGGAATCCCTGTCGACCTGGCAAGGCTTCGCTCGACTGCGTCAGCCTGGGAGACCAAGCTTAAGGACCTCCAGACTTACGTCGAGGGTGAAGCTGCCAAGCGAGGTATGGTCATTAAGTACAGTCCGGCGCACTCGATTGACCCGAAGATCCTAGGTCGATTCCTTTTCGGCGCCAACGGCATCGGTCTCGAAGCCAAGGGCAAGACGGCGACCGGACAGCCGTCGACTGACGATGACAGCCTCCAGTGGTACGCCAGCCTCAAGGTCCCCCGCGACGACGACCATCCGGTAGTTCGAGCGGTCCTGAAAATCAGGTCCTATGCTAAGGGACTTGGGACGTATGCCAAGGCGTTCGAGCAGACGCGCCGGGCTGACGGTGCCTGTCACCCCCACTTCAAATGGAACCTGCGCACGCCTCGTCTCGCTGCCGAGAATCCACCCGTGCACCAGATCCCCGAGCGCGCCGATAGGGAAGTCGCTGACGCTATCAAGGCGTGGTTCGTTCCTCGTCATACACCACCACCGACTTCAGAGGAGTGGGATCCCCGCAAGCACGGCTCCTGCTTCCGTTGGGACATTGCCGGCGCTGAGGCGGCATGGCGCGCCGCAGCGCTGACTTACTTGGAGTGTTCAAAGCCCGACCCGGTTGCCTGGGAGTACATTCGCCTCGGCAAGGACATCCACAGCAAGACCGCATCCCTGGTCTACAACGTTCCCGAAGGAACCTACAAGAAGGGATCGTACGAGCGAGACCAGGTCGCTAAGAATACCTTCTTCGCGAAGCAGTATGGGGCTGGCTGGTCGACAGTCAAGAGCACATTGTGGGCGAAGGGTCGCATTCTACTTGAGGACCAGCTTGCCAAGGACATCTCCAGTAACTTCGACAAGGGCTACACAGGCCTAGTCGAGCTGTACGAGATCGACAAAGACAAGCTCGGGAAAACCGGCTACTGTTACGACGGTTACGGACGGCGCCGTTGGGTCGGACTACCAGAAGGTGTTCGCTATGTCGGCATGCGCGACGGAAAGACATGGTGGGAGGTAGGCGGCGCGACGATCTCGTCAGGTGATCATCTTGAGCGAAAGGACTATCGGCGTCGTAGTATCTGGGGTCAGCTCGAGCACAACTTCCACGTGCAGGCCAACACACCGACGCAAGGTATGAACGCGACCGACAACCTTTGGATGCTAGCGCTCTGCTATCTTGGTGAGTATGTCGAGCTGGCTGTCCCTCCAATGTGGGAGAGCAAGGGAATCGATTTCCCCGAAGCCAAAGCGTGGCGTCTGCATGAGGGATCTGGTCCTGGAGGCAAGCCGTTTCTCGCCTGGCACAATAACACGGTTCATGATTCGGGTTGGGGAGACTGCGCGCCAGGCTACCTCGAGGCGGTCGCGAAGCTGGTCTATCGTCGTTGCCGAGCGCTTCCCATGGACTGGCGTCTGAAGGCTGATGTCCCGTACCGAGTAGAGCTGTCGGTCGGTCCGAACATTGCGGCGCTCAAAGGATACAACAGTGTGGCGAAGCAGTTCGGTCTAGAGCCATTGCCCGACTGAGCGATATAAACTATGCGTGGGACGGTCAATTCGGGACGACGACGACCTCGAGCAATGCATCCTCAAGGATACCATTGCCGCGAAGCAAGCCATCTGTCCGGTCTGCGGTGTCGTCTGGCTGGCCAGTCTCTCGGAGGAGGACTTTCATGACGGCGCAGCGGACAACCCGTTCCTCTACTGTGCGCAAACTGCCTCGATGAGCGCCTTGAAGAAGCCTGAGATCCTGCGCGTTACCGTTGACTTCCTTGACGGGAGCAAGTGGGTTGAGGATCTGGGTGCGCAGCTAACTCCACTTGAGCCGGATCTGCAAGGCATGAACTTAGCGCTTGAAGAGGCACCAGGTCGGTTCGCGTGGTGGGGAATGCTTGAGGCGCGTGCTCGCGGAGCCTTCGACGACCTCGAAGCGCAGGTCAAAGTGCTCGATGCCGAACTATTCAACCAGTATTTTCAGACGTTGAACGGAGGGTTCATGTCAGGAGGTCAACCAAAGCCTCCGACGTTGGATGCCATCAGGTCAGCAATTACCCTCGACTCCCGAATGCAGGTGCTTCAAGCGCGGCTTCGGAAGGCAAAGCTTGACCTGGACCAGATCACCGTCGGTCGACGCACAATGGATCAGCGCAAAGATACCTTGTTAGCCATTGCATCAAACTGGCGGGCGGAGATGGAATACCGGAGGCTTCAGGTCAAGGAGCGTTCTTTGCCAGGTGCTCGAGCTGGTCAGCCACCACCAACTACGATGTGAGGGAGGAAGATACAATGGCACCACCGCTACACCCCAAGATTATCGAAGCCATGCGCAAGCGGGCCGAGGCGATCAAGCAACGTATGGACAGCTCCGGCTCGGGCTTCAAGCGCTGGGATCTGTCGGGCAAGAACGCGCTCATTGCACCGGGCAAGGAGCTGGCCGCGCGACTGCTACCTCGGTGGGACATCACGAGTCGGTGGATTCGCGACCCCAGCGGGAAGACCATCGAGAATCCCGACTATGACGTCGAACAGCCAATCTACTTCTGGGCTGTCGAGCATTGGTGGGATACACCAGACGGCAAGACCACAAGGGAGTGGTGCCAGAAGACCTTCGACGTAACCGCACCATGTCCCATCTGCGAAGCCTCCGATGCGCTTCGGCAGTCGGCTGCCAAAGAGGACCGCGACGCGGCCAAGCGTATTGGTAGGAAGAACGCTGTGCTGTTCAACGCCATGATCGGACCGACCGGCAACCGTCGCTTCACCGAGGAGGGTAAGCCCGAGATCAAGTTCCTGGCTGCGTCGGATACCATTTACAACGCCATCGAGCAGATCATGACGGGAGGCACGACGCCATCCTTCGCGCGTGGGGATATCTCAGACTACCGTGAAGGCTACGACATCAAGCTCATGCGGCCGGTCGGTGGCGGGAACGACCGGTGGAAGGTCGATTGCGCGCCGCAGTCAACACCGTTGTTTCTGCCAGTCGAGAAGGACAAATACAAGGGCTGGACATCGCAGCTTATCAATCTCGAGGAGATGGTTGCAGGAGAGGTCAAGTCCTACAATGATCTGTTCAAGCTGTACCACGGTATTGATCTGGCGACAGCTCAGGACGAGGAGGATTCAGCGGCAGCGAAGGCTGGTGACCCAGTCGGAGCTGAACCTGATGATCTTCCGGGTGAAGGTCAGCCGTCGGTCAGCAACGCTCCCGACGATACTGATCTGCTAGCGGGTTTGGACGACGAACCACCTCCGCCTCCACCTCCGGCTGCGAAGCCGAGAGCTGCTGCCCCACCGAAGGCAGCGCCTCCGAAGGCAGCGCCGGCAGGTCGAAGGCGGTAGGTTAAAGAAAGGCTGCCGAGAGCCCATCAGATGGGACTAGTGAACGCTTGTCGGGGTCCGTGCTGGTCGAGCCTCCAGTCCGACGAGAAAGTAGCTGTCAGGGTAGCACCTGACCGGCAGCCGATTCTCTAAATGCGTGAAGCGTTCGGTGATCTTTGGGACTACTACAATCAGGGCTATCATTTAGTGGTCACGACCAATGGCTCCATCAAGTCAGATGAGACCAATGTTATGGGTCGAGGTATTGCCTTGCAAGTGGCGCAGCGCTTCAAGAACATACCAGCGCGTCTGGGATATCGCATTGGGGAGTGGGGTAATCAGGTTTATGTCTTCGAGGACTACCGCCTCATTACGTTTCCAGTTAAGTTCCATTGGAAGCAAGCAGCGTCACTGTCATTGATCAGACAAAGTACCGAGCAGCTCATTCTTATCGTCAATGCGTTGGGTCTGGATAGGATCGCATTACCACGCCCAGGCTGTGGCAATGGCGGCCAGACCTGGGATCAGGTCAGCTTGCTTTTGAAGCCAAGGCTGGACAGTCGCTTCATTGTCGTAGAGAAGAGGGAGGAGTCATGGCCAGGACTGCGCGGGAAGACCTGATTGCTCAGGCATCGCAGGCGGTTCGCAAGCAATTCAAGGACGGTATCTCGGAACGAGGTAACAAGGCGCTGGAATTACCGTCGGTCTTCCTGTCGACTGGCTCGCTGTCGTTAGATCGAATTGCGTCCGGTCGCAATCCCGGCGGGATTCCCATCGGACCGTCGCAAGGTAGGGTTGTCCACATTGCTGGAGAGTGGTCGACCGGTAAATCCCTGATCCTAGATCATCTGTTTCTGTCCTGCCAGGGTATGGGAGGCCTCAACCTGGTCTCGGAGACTGAAGGGACGCGCGATCCCCACTTCGCGCAAGCCATCGGCCTTAACCTCAAGCTGCTCGAGGTCCAGCGACCTGATACCCTCGAGGAATTGTTCGACATGGCGCTGGCATGGCATGCGTCCATTCGCAAAACAGACGAGACGATTCCCATCTGCTGGGGGATCGACTCTCTGGATTCCACTGAAGCGGAGAAGTCCGCTAGCAAGGGACTGTCCGAAAGTGGTGGCTGGCACTTCGGTGGTGGTCGGTCTGAAGCCCTTGCGGCGGGCTTGCGCAAGGTCGTGAAGATCACATCGCGCTATCCGACAACCCTGGTCATGCTGAACCAGACGCGAGACAACGTCGGGGTCTTCTTCGGTCCCAAGAAGCGAACGCCAGGCGGCAACCCTCCCCACTTCTACAGCAGCCTGGAGCTGATGCTTTCGAACAGTCCTCTCGGTGTGGTCCGGTCAGAATCCCGCATGCCTGCGCTGGGACAACAGCAGCTTCAGCGCCTGGGTTTGCAGGGAGCGGACAAGGGATTCGTTACGGGTCGATGGGTTCGCGCCAAGGTCAACAAAACCAAGATCGCGCCGACGTTGCAACAGGAGGCGGATTTCTACATCGACTTCAGGAAGGGTATCCACCAGTGGGGAGGCCTGCTTCAGTCCATGCTGCGTGAAGGCAAGGTCGAACTGACTCCCGACAGCAAGGGTGTTCGGCACAAACTCAAGTTCGCCAACGATGAGGAGACCATCGAGGAGTTTCCGACGACTGCTGCCTGGATGACCTGGCTCAACAAGAATCCACTTACGCTCGGGGAGCCCGCTTATGCCGGAGAGTAAATTGGAGTGCTGCTGTGGTTTCACACTCGTGGTAGTTTCCGATTGGACGGTGAAGTATTATCTCGATCACCTGAGACTCTGCGCAAGGGTCCTGCCAGGTATCAACGCATGGGCGGAGCGCATGCTTGCCGGATCAGATCTGTCTGCTCGAGTTGGGATTCATAACTTTACCGAAGGTCTTCATTCACAATGCGTGAACTAGCAGAACTGGCGCGTCAAGCATTGCGGGAACCAGACACAGCAGCGGCAAAGCTCTGTCAGCTCTACGGGAGCAAGCCGGCGCTGCTCGAGACGGTCATGAAGTTCGCCGAGCTGCCGCTGGCAGACATCGAAGACTATGAGAAGAAGGGAACCTCCTACCTTCTGATCAAGGGACGGTTCGGTGTGTTCTGGCTGGTACCCGGACCAGGCTTCCCGAAGCGGGTTCTGATGCCGCCAGCTTCCATTGTCAACATGCGAGGCTTGCGCGCGCTCGGTCTCGGTCTGGTCAATTACTTCACGCGAGCGGAGGCAGCATGAGAATCGTCGTAACGGCAGACCTGCATGTTCATCCCTACCGCATGCACTCGGCTGATGGTGGGCGTGATCGTCTTACTGACGGACTGTCTGTATTGACGCAGACTTTGGTTCAGGCGCGCAAGCACAAAGCAATGTGGGTCTTCCTGGGAGATCTCAAGGTACCAAAGACCTTCTGGCCACAAGAGGCTTTGACGGGTTGTCTCGACGTGCTACGTAAGTTCCCAGACGTTGAGAAGATTATGTTGCCTGGCAACCATGACGGCGACGGACCGCATGGTTCTGGACTTGAACCATTCGCAGACCAGACCACGACGATCATACGCGAGCCGACGGTTTTACGTGGAGGCTTGGCTGCTGTTCCTTTCGGGACGCCAATCGACAAGCGCGCCGAACTCATAGCAGAGGCCAAGGCTGTTGGGTGTCGCGTGCTGCTGACGCATGGGTTTCTCGCGGGGGTCTTTCTGGGAGCTGCCGATACCCGACTGCCTGGGAAGGGCATGACTCTCGACGAATGGGGGATCGGGGACATCTTCTCGGTCGCCTTCTTCGGAGACATTCACAATGGGCAGCGACTGGTCCGACAGACCAACCACGCGCCGTGCTGGATCTCCTACTCGGAGTCATCGGGGACGCTCAAGCCGCGGTCGATCAGAAAAGGTAAGATAGCAATCGAAAACCTCGAGTATGGGGCGGGAGTTCCTTTGGCTCCGGTCGTTCGCGACCCCGCATCGTGGCGTGGAGAAGTCTTCTATCCAGGCTCTCCTTATCAACAGTCGTGGGGTGAAGTCAACGATGGCATGAAGGGAAGTCTACTTGTTGACCTTGAGACAGGGGGAGTGCAGCTTCTGCCTTGCTTCGCACCACGCTTCGTTCTTGTTGAGGATCCGACCGGGTCGGACGAGGAGTTAGCGTGTATCCGGGGCAACTTTGTTCGAGTCGTCGGTGAATGTCTGCCTCCTGAGTTTGCTGAACGCAGACCGCGTTCTCTCCAGTTCATCAAGCGCCAGGCGCCGACGGTTGTTCAGCGCGCCGAGGTTCATGCTGGTCTGGCTGTCGAAGACATGCTCGAACGCTACGTTGAGGCGCGACCTCTCGAAGGCTTCAAGCCAGACCTGGTTCTGTCAGCAGGTCGGAAGATGGTCAAGTGAAAGTCTATTTCGCTGGCCGTCTGACCAAGAGCGAGAGACTAGAGCGAGCATTACTTTCTCGAGTCATTCGAAGACTTGTCTCCTATGGAGACATCAATATCCTATTCAACACCAAGATTTACCGAGAGCTGAGGAAAGGTAAATGATCTACCGACAGCTCAGCTTCGAAGGCTTCATGTCATACCGTCGTCAGCAGATCGTACCGCTGGCAGGCCTCGGCTTCGTCGTCGTGCAGGGAAGGAACGAAGTTTCGGGGGCGGCCGACAGTAATGGCGCGGGCAAGACTTCGTTGTGGCATGCGCTCTCCTACGTTCAGTTCGGTCAGACTCTCGACGGCAGACGTGGTGATGATGTTGCATGCCGGTTCACAAGTGACTCATGCCTCACGACGTTGGCGCTGACCGACGAGCAGGGTGATTGGACCATTACTCGAGGCCGTCGACCGAAGGTGTTGCGCGTGACTGGCTTTCCCGGTATGACAGGTCTTGAGGACGACAAGGTCATTCAGGCGGCCATTGAGAGCCGTCTTCGGTTCGGGTACCTGACTTTCAGGAACGCCGTTGTCTTCGCGCAGGGTCGTTTCGAACGTTTCGCGCAAGCCGACCAGGCTTCGCAGATGCAGATGCTTGACGAGATTCAAGGCCTGGACCTGACGCATGCGCTTGCCAAAGCCAAGGCATGGCGCGACTCGATTGAGTCTGACCTGGCAAGCAAGCAACGTCAGATCGGAACGTTGGAGTCTCTGCACACTGACCGGTGCAGGCAGCGTGATGAACTGGTCGCTTCGCGCAAGTCCTTCAAGGCAGACAAGGATGAGCGAATCGAGCATCGCGAGCGTGAGCTGGTGCAGGTTGGAGCGTTATTGAGAAAGACCCTCGAACGTCTCGCTGAGTTCAAGGCCAAGGAATATACATTGGCAGAAGCGCGGGTCAAGTGGAAGAAGGCTCAGGAGCTGCTTGCTGCCATACAATCGGTTTTCAAGCTAACCTCGGAGCTACCGTCTGAGTTGAGCTACTGCGACGACATAGCTGAAGAGGAGAACCGACTGAAGCTTCCGGCAACCTGTCCGACTTGCCTCGGAACGATCGACAAGAAGAAGCTCGAAGGTTTGGTCAAGGTCCGTGTGAAGAGCTTGCGCTTGTATGCCGTCAAGAACGCTGAGACCAGAACCGAACTTGCTCGCAAGGCAGCTGATCTCCAGGGTCAGTTCCAAGAGTTGGATGTGACCGAGCGAAGCCTGGCCAGTTTGGAGGCTGAATGCAGCACGGGGCTAGCAGCAGCAAGGCAGGCCAAGAGCAGTCAAGAACAGGCTGTGAAGGACGCGCGAACACGGCTGACCGAGGAACGCGATAGGTGCTGGACTGGCGAAGCGCTCTTGACCAGGCTGGAAAAGGATCTCGACGAAGGCGCCGCAGAGATCAGCCGCCTGGTTGCAACCGCAGACAGACTCTCGCGTTCTTTGAAACTGGCTGCCTATTGGGTTGAAGCCTTCGGTGATCGTGGTATCAGGTCGCTGATGGTCGACAGCGTTGCGGGATTTCTTGGCCAACGCATGATATACCACCTGAACCAACTAGCAGCAGGTGAGGCTAGTATGCAGCTCTCAGCAGTCAGACAATTGAAGGGAGGTGGTCAGCGTGAGAGGTTAACCATTGGGACCGAATGGACGTGGGGTGGTAAGGACGTCGGGTCAAACGGCCAGGACCGCCGTATAGATCTGGCGCTTTTCGCAGCGTTGCAGGACCTTGCTGAGTCGCAATCGACACGCCCGTTCCCATTGAAGGTATGGGACGAGCCCGGCGATGCGTTGGACTCGAGGGGACGGGAGCTGTTCGTTGAGTGGGTTAGTGCTGAAGCGCGCCGGCGTGGGTCGGGTTTCCTGACGACCCACGCCCAAGAGCTGACGGCTCTGGTAGTTCCCGATCAGCTCTGGACCGTCGTTCTCGACACGAACGGCAGTCGCATTGAGATCGAATAAGGAGGCAGACCATGCTGATGGCGCGGTTCATCGAGCGCAGGCTTGGCCAGGTCACGAAGCAGCTTCATGCTCTGACGCGCGAGAAGAACATCCTCGACAGTGAGCTGAGATCAGCCCGGACCGGGGTCAGCGACACCATCATCATTGCGCGTCTTCGTGACGCAGGTCTGAATGTCGGTGAGTAAGACTGGCTGGAAGCAAGCCGAGCGAGACGCCGCGGCGCTGTTCGGTGGTACTCGGTACCCGGCGAACATGGGAATGCGGGTCGACGTGAACTCCGAGTTCTTCGCTGTCCAGGTCAAGAACGTCAGGCGGCTTCCCATCAAGGAGCTGGTAGCTCTGACTGAGGAGATGCAAGTTGAGGGCAGACGCTCGTCGAGGTTCCCAGTTGTTGTGATCAAGCCCTCTGTTGGTGCTGGTAGACCAACACCCTATCTCGTAGTTATGCCCGGTGCGGGTTGGCAAGCGCTGTTCAGTCTGTTCATCGAACCACTGCTGCGCCGAGCTGACACTCTGTACTTCAACGGCCAACGGGTTCGAGATGTCATGAGCGCGCTGCTGGAGGACAAGCTCGTTGGTGATCCCAACCTCGAGCGTCGGGTGGCCGCTTACCTGGCGCGACAGCAGAAGAAGGGACGGCGCCATGCTGGACGACAACGAGGTTGATGACCTGCTTGAGAACCTTCCTAAGCTTCGGTATCTGACAGACTGGGAACGGGAGTTCGTGAACAGCGTTACGATGCAATGGGAAGACCGGCGTTCGTTGACGCAGGACCAGCGCAAGAAGCTCGACCAGATATGGGAGGAGCGCAGTCGATGATCAATAAGACAGCAGTAACAATCCCGCTGTTCGCAACGGTCGCATTCGGCATGGCGGCCGGAACCTTCTGGTTCGTCTGGGACAAACTCGGCTTCTGGTGGGGGTTGGTCTACGGCGTCTTCTGGACGGTCTATGTCGGCTTCAAGATCGCTGGGTTTCTTTGGGGGTTGAAGTGATCCTCAGTGACATCTCCCTCGAACAGCTTTGCACGACGGGGTGGGACGGCAACAAGCACCTGGTAGATCCGTACGATCCCGCACTGCTCAATGCAGCCAGTCTCGATATTCGCATTGGCGAATACGCTATGATTGAGCGGGATGAAGTCTACACCCACAAGTGTCCGACCTGTTTCAACCCGTTCGGTATCTCTGGTGTCACACCCGATGATAAGGGTTGGCTACAATACGACCTTCGAAGGACAACCCAGGATCGACCCTTCATGCTGCGACCGGGAGAGTTCATTCTCGTGCAGACTCTTGAGCGCATTCGCATCCCCAACGATTGCGCCATGGACCTGCGCATGAAGTCGACCTCCGCGCGCCGGGGTCTTGACCACTCGCTGGCGTTCTGGTTCGATCCGGGTTGGGATGGCGTCGGAACCATGGAGCTGCAGAACGTCAGCAGGTACAGGATCAACGCGCTCTACTACGGCCAGCGCATTGCGCAGATGATCCTTCACCGTCTCGACCAGCCAGCGCGCAAGCCATACCAGGGACGGTATCAGGGCTCGACGGTCGTCTCGTTCGCGCGACCGGTCGGACGTCCCGAGAACGTTCCGAGCTTCGTCGAGATGCCGCAGTCAGCAGCATGACTCGGGTTCAGTGGGACCGGCTTGCCTTCTTGGAGAGACGCGCTGCATATCTGGGTCAGCGCATCAACGCGGCGTCTTTCCGGCTCACGTATGATGAGCAGGAGCGCGTTGCTTTACGTTGGGCAATCGATGTTATCAAAGCAGCATTGGGAGGGGGTGATAGAAAAGAAGAGGGAGGAGACGACAAGCAGCAGCAGTTGAACCTTCAACCTTCAAGGGAGAGCAGATGAAGACACTAGTCGTCGTCGCGGTTCTGGTTCTCGCGGTTGGTCAGGCCTTCGCGGACAACATCCACATCGGTGGAAACGAGACGCACAACGTTACCAATCAGGGTGGACAGGGTGGAGAAGGAGGAACGGGTATCGGAATCGGCAAGGCTTCTTCGTACTCAGGAGCCTCTTCCTCTTCCAAGTCCAGTTCGGAAGCGGAGGTTACCAACGTCAACGTCGTCGCCCCTTCGATCAAGAACCGTCAGGGACAGGACCAGGGGCAGGATCAGTCTCAGAAGCAAAAGCAGAATCAAGATCTGACCAACCAGCCGAACCAGGTCATCCACGGCGACAGCTATTACTCCAAGAATGAAGCCTACGCTTCGGCGCCCGACGCGACAGCACCAGCTCTGACCGCAGCTCCCGAGACTTGTATGGGATCGACGTCGGCAGGCGGCTCGGGTGGCAACGGGATCTTCGGGTTCGGTCTGTCGTTCGGTACGACCTGGAAGTCCGAGGACTGCGAGCTACGGATGTTCGCTCGATCACTCGCATCACTTGGTCAGCATACCGCAGCTCTGCATTTGCTAGCACAGAACGAGAAGGTTGCTCAAGCGTTGGTGCATTCGGGTGTACGTCTTCGCAAGGCTACCTCTGCTGTTACACCCGGCGAGACGCCATCCGAGCGGTTTCATCGCATTCCACTGATGACGATACCGCAACCTGCCGCACTGACACCGAGCAACATCTCGCGCGACCCGGCGCAGGTCGCGTGCAAGAACAGTGAACACAAGATTCGCGCTGGCAACGGCGAATACTTCTGCCAGGCCAACTAGGAACTGGTGTCGATTGAGGGAGGCAGAGGCGGGTCATGGGTGAAGGGAATGCCATCCGGGAACCCAACGTGCAGACGCTTCCTCTGCCGCCGCGACATGACGTCGCGGTTCTACTGGGCACTGCGCCAAGCATTCCAGTTGGACTCTCGGGGGAGGGTGCCGCCTTCCCCCGGGAGATAGTATGAGAGTCTTAGTCTCAGGGTCACGAGTTTGCATCGATTACTCTCGTGTTCTCGATCGCTTACGTTCGTTACCTTCGGAATCGATCATTGTCCAAGGTGGAGCGCGAGGAACTGATGCGCTTGCCAAGCGTGCCGCTGCCGAGCTGAATCTTGGGTGTGAGACCTGGGAAGCAGACTGGGAGCGGTTCGGTCGCAGTGCTGGTCCTATCCGTAACAATGCCATGCTGGACAGCAAGCCGGACCTGGTTCTCGCATTCTGGGATGGTAGGTCACCCGGCACACGACACACAATCACGCAAGCTCACCGCCGCGGTATACCTGTTGAGATCATCAAGGATAATGTCATATTCCTTTAAAGGGAGGGAACCAATGGGAATAAAGGGAACTGATAGCTGTCTCGCTAAGGTCAAACATGACGAGCCGATCTTCGTGCTGCGTGCTCAGGACTTGACGGCACCCGGCATCGTGCGTGCCTGGGCAAACATGGCGCGTAAGGTGGGCTGCCCCGAAACCAAGATCAAGGAAGCGTTCCAACTTGCCGACCGTATGGAGGAGTGGGCAAAGAGCAACGGCGGGAAGATGCCTGACTGATGGAAGGCAAGCATCGCGTTCTTGAGTCAGGTAATCCAGCACCCCCACACATGACCATCGGGGTGCGGCATTACAACTATCTCGCAGCTCTGGAGATGGCTATCTCAAGCCACTATCACATGCAACGTCTGAAGGGTCGGCGCTGCCGTTGTCGGTTGTGCGTGCTATATGAAGCCGACCGACGCGGCAAACAATGCGATCCCTATCGGGGCGAGCCATGTTGATC